GTTGCTGAAGTACCAGTCCCGCAATGGTTGGGCACACCGCGACGTTCTGCGTCTCGCTCACGTGAAGCCAACTTCTGATGTTCAGTCGAATCTGTTCCGCTACTCTATCAAGGGTGAATTGGAACTAGGATCTATGGTTCCGCCGATCCTGATCGACTTCGAAATGTTGAAGCGTACTGACAACAAGAAGGAAGTTCTCCGTATTGTTCAGGACAACAGCGACATCTCTTGGGAAATGTTGCCAACACAGTGGTTGAAGGACCAGGACATTCTGTCTGCTCTTGTGAAGAACATGGGTCTGACAGCGACAATTCGTAAGTTGGGTATTCTGACAGCGAATGGCGTAATTGCGCCGATGTCACAGGGTTCAAAGGACGTTATTGCTAAGTTGAGCGATGTCGAGCAATTGACAAAGCAGCGTGTTCACCCGATCACATTGCTTCAAGCGTTCAAGCAGTACGGTGTTGGTCACGGCGAAAAGGGTTCCACTGTGTGGAAGGCAGACCAGCGAGTTCTCGACGCATTGGACACAGCGTTCTACGCAGCGTTCGGTACGATCGAAAAGACCGATGATGACTACTTCATCGGTGTTGACTGCTCTGGTTCGATGGGTGGTGCGAAGGTCAATGGTTCGCCAAACCTGACTGCTATTGAAGTTGCTGGTGTCATGGCGCTCGCCGTTGTGAAGAACCAGAAGAACTTCTGGATCGGCGGTTTCAATTCGCAGATGGGAGAACTGAAGATCAGCCCGTCGATGCGTCTTGATCAGGTTACGAAGACAATGTTGGCATTCCGTTGGGGATCCACAGATTGCTCGCTGCCATTCACTCACGCTCTTCAGCACAACATTGGCGCTGACAAGTTCGTTGTTATCACTGACAACGAAACATACGCCGGTCGCATTCAGCCATCTGAAGCACTGCGTAACTACCGTGCCAAGACAGGTCGTGGTGCGAAGTCTGTTGTGATCGGTACTTCGGTATCGGAATTCACAATCGCTGATCCAAAGGATGCCGGAATGTTGGATCTAGCCGGTTTCGACAGTGCGGGACCTCAACTCATTGCTCAACTTTAAGTTGACGACAATTGCTGAAGTGCCATCGCTTCAGCGCATTACCTGCCCCGCTCTTCCCACAGACGGGGCAGGTAAGTTTTTGCTGAGAGTGGTGTCTACCTTCTGCCAATAACTTGGCAGCAACTTTTTTAGAGTGCGCAGACCCTAATTCACCTGCCCACGGATTAGTTCCTTCGGCAACGCGCTTCAAATTTAGTGCCGTGCTATGTTTCGATCCTGCTTCACCTTGAAAGTGAAAAGTGCCTTTAGCAATTCTTTCCTTCTGGGTCTTGGAATTCTGAACTGATCCTCTTTCACCAGCCCATGGGTGGGTTCCTGCGGCAACGCGCTTCAAATTATTCTCGCGAACGGTTTGAGAATCAAATCCGTCTCCACCACGAGTCATGTTGTATCCTTTATCAGGACCGTCTAAAATACAACAATCGTTCTTGACAATATAGAACCTCTCAAGATCATCTATTTTTGTTTTGTCTGTTGTTACAACAACCTCTTCAATACTGAAATTCTCGATCCCATATTTCTTTATTGCCCTGTGGAATATACATTCTGGCTGTTTCGCATTCGCCGATTTCAAATGCGATCGGATGCGAGTCTTGATCGAAGTTGTTGTCTTCCCAATGTAAACTTTGCCAGACACATTGTTGGTACAGCGATAAATTGTGTATTTCATAAAATCCTCCTAACTTTATTTATCAAACCCTGCCGTGTCAGGGCATAAAGAATAGGGAACAATTCCTTATTCAGCACCTAATGCTATATTACGCGTGTTGAGTTGTGGTATAATTTCATCTATGAACAAAAATCAACAGCGTTTGTCAGATTCGATCTTTCGCAACCTTCGTGTTGGAAATGTTTCCGCATCCATTATGGAGCGCAAGATTCAGGATTATCTGAGTCGTGCTGAGATCAATCGAGAATGTGCCGCTAGTGTGCGCCGCCTTGGGAATACACCTGAACATGTTGAAGGAGAACGGACATGGTTACGGTCTGCTCAGCATCAAGAAGGAAATGCTGAAGCGACTCAGGATGCGATCAATCGTTACAGATCTTCTCTCGTTACAACTTGATGGTGTACAAAACCTAGGTTCGGTGTATAATCAACCTATCGAAACGAACTTGGAGATTTAATATGCGATCTTTCTCATGGGCAATCCTTCCAGCAGCACAAGTCCTGTTTGACAAGACCAAAGTCACTGTCGCAGAGATCGCAAAGGAATGGGGATCCGGCACAGTGCCGTATCCCCATTCAAAATGGGGATACGGCACTGTGGTAGTGTGCGAGAAGGAGAATGGATCGCTCCAATTCATTGGCAGCTGCGCTGGTGATGTTGGATACACCATTGGGCAATCTCACCGCGCTCACCACGATCAAACAGGCCGCGACATGGGTTACCTCAAGGTTGTCAACGTCGTGTCGTACAAAACAGTGAATGGCAAGGTAGAATACACCTCGCTCGTCGATTTCAAGCAAGACACAAAAGCAGCGTTCGCAGTGTTCAAATAACCGGAGAATTGAAAATGAAAATCCACTACGAAAAAATCGGTACGCATCCAGCACTCGAGTGCTATCGCAACGAGTTGCCAAATCTGATCGCGCAATATGAAGCAGGTCGTGACGGCAGTGGCAAACAACAGTCGTTAGACTGTATGGCACAAGGTGCCATGATTGAAATGTGCGCAGCACATTTCTACGGTATCGACTTCATGGACTTTGATTCCATGGCAGGTGTGATTGATGCCATCAAAGGCGCAGAACAAGAGCTGGTGGTAAAATGACTTCCAAATTCGACATTCTCGTAACGCTGCGCTCCACAACTTCCGATGTGGTGATTACTGGATACTTTTATCCTGAACCGATCGATTTCCCAAAAGAAAAGGTCGAGGCAGATCTGGAAATGATTCAGAAGAACTTCGGCATGGGACGCGTTGATTATCTCTGCCTCTACACTCGTGATGATGCCCTTATGTTTGGACCTCACCGTCCAAAAGAGCGTATCACCGAAAAAGAGATCATGATCCCGTCCCGTGTTCTCGAAACGTCCGTAATGGTCTCTCAACTCATCGAACTGAAAGAAGCAAAATGAACAAGCAAACCGGTTTCACCCTCATTGAACTGATGATTGTCATTGCCATCCTTGGCATCATCGCTTCTGTTGCCGCTCCGCTGATTGCCAATAAAGGCAGCATCGGCAGTCGTGCTTCCGACCAATACCTGCCGCCTGCGCATGTAGTCCAACCCACTGGTCCTGCCCCAACGTGTGTCAACGGTTTCCTGATGCGTGGTTCTGAACCGGTTGTAACATCCGCTGGTGTAGCGGTGAAGTGCTGAGATGTCACGCTTGCCTCGAACACCCGCAGAGTTTCGATGTCTCCTAGAGAGACTTGAGACATCAGGCGCCTTCGGCGACTTGCCAGCGCCATTGGTTAAGCAGGCAATCCAGGACGTCGCCAGGGCAATAGAGGCGGCAAAGGCAACTGGTAATCAACCTTCCGCCTGCGAGTCCTTGGTAGGGATCCTGTTCATTCAAGTGATCGAAGCCAATGTGGGTGTCAAACCTACTTCGATCGTGATTCACGAACCAAATCTGTGATATACTGACATCATGACAAATCTCACAAACTTCCAAAAACTCCGCATCTCTGCTCGGTACTGGTTGCTCGGTATGGCAGAACATGATCCAGAATACTACAAGGCACTTGAGGCATTGGAGATGGGTCTCGCACATCACAACGGCAATCGCAATGGCGGTGAACCAGAGTTCATTCATCAACTCGGCATCTTCCACCACATTCGCACCCTTCACAAGCACATCAAGAACCCAGCGCTCGTTTACACGCTGATTTTCCTCCACGACATTCTCGAAGACCCGAATCAGGCAACCAACGCGTTCATCGCGCCAGAAGACATCAACACCCATTTTGGCAATGTTGTTCTTCGCAAGTTGTCGATGATGTCGAAGAAGATTCTCGGACAACCGAATCCAGAGTATTCGCTCGAAGCAATCTTCGGCGATGAGGATTGCTCTGTTGCCAAGGGTGGCGATCGTGTCAACAACGTTTCGACGATGTTCGGTGTCTTCAAACCGAATCGTCTTGAGCGATATGTCATTGAGACGGCAGAAAAATTCATTCCGCTGATCAAGTCTGCTCGTCGCAAGTTCCCACATCAAGAAGCGGTGTACGAAAACATCAAACTCGAATTGGTCAATCAGTTAACGCTGATCAATCATCTGATGGCAGTTGAAGATTGCGAGGCATTTGAAGGAACAACATGACTGTCAAAATGATTCTTGCCGTGGATCGCGGCGGTGCTATTGGGTGGTCTGACGGTCGTCTTCCTTGGAAGATTCCTGCCGACATGAAGCGGTTCAAAGAGTTGACGACGGGACACACCGTGGTCATGGGTCACAACACCTTCAAGTCACTGAACATGAAGGATGGATTGCCTAATAGACGCAACATCGTTCTATCCCGCAAACCATACAGCGAACTTCAAGGGATGACTGGCGATAATGTCGAAATCGTTTCATCGTTCGACTGGATCATTGCTCATCAAAAGTGTCTCGGGTGCGAGGACAAGGTTGGTGATGTCTGGATCATAGGTGGCGCTCAGGTTTACGCTGAGGCGCTCAAACGCAAGATCGTTGATGAAATCTATCTGACACAAGTCCACACAACATCAGGCGGCGACGTAACACTTCCTGAGCAACTCGACATGTACAACTGGAAGTTGTTCGTTATTCGTCAACGCGCAATTGACACTAACGTCAATTGGGATATGGATGACATTCATCAACCTACAGTAATGATGCCATCACCTGGAATTACCTTTCTTCACTTTACAAAACTCAAATGAAAAATCCTTTCAAGCGCACTGGGTTCGATTCGATCATTGCCAAAGGCACATCAGTTCACGGCAAAATCCTCGTTGGCGAAAATCAAATTGTGGTTGTTGACGGCGAAGTGTTTGGCGACATTGTCGCAAAAAGCACAGGGCATGACAAATCCACGTTAGTAGTTGGAGGCACTGTTGTAAATGACCTCGTCATGGTATCCAACGTGACCATCATCGGGTCCCTGAAGTGTACCAAACTTGTAGTTCAAGGACAACTCGCTATTCACAACGGCGCTGTCGTTAACGCTGACACTGTCGAATACGGGACGATGATTATTGAACCATCAGCAAAAGTCACTGGTTGGATGAAACCATTTGCCGCTGCTGCTGAAGTCAACCTAGCAGTCGCTGAATAAGTCCTCCTCAGGACAGTAAAATACCTGTAACGTGATCCATCTTTAACTTCGATTGAGGCATAATCAATGACGAAACTTTCTTCCCTCGCAACGTCCTTCGCATCAAAGTTCGCAGCACCTGAGGTGATGTCTCTGGCAGATTTCCTCGATCTCTGCAAGTCCACGCCGTTAGCATATGCTACAGCAGCAGAACGAATGGTTGCCGCAATTGGCAATCCGGAAGTTATCGATACCAGCGAAGATCTTCGTCTGTCACGCATTCACAGCAACAAGAAGATTCGTCTGTATCAAGCGTTCAAAGATTTTTACGGTGCTGAAGATGCCATCGAGCGTATCGCTGCTTACTTTCGCAACAGCGCTGCTGGACTCGAAGAATCAAAGCAGATTCTGTATTTGAAGGGTCCAGTTGGCGGTGGTAAGTCCTCCATTGCCGAGCGTCTGAAGTTGCTCATGCAGACTCACCCAATTTATGTTCTTCACGATGCCGCTGAGCAGAATCCAGAATTGGCAACATCCCCAGTTCTCGAATCTCCACTCGGGCTGTTCAACGTTCTCGAACACGGCGACATGCTGGAGTCCGAGTACGGTATTGCTCAACGCTATTTGAACACCGTGATGTCTGGATGGGCACAAGAGAAGCTGAAAGAGTTCAACGGCGACGTGACTCGATTCAGCGTGATCAAGTTGTACCCAAACAAAGATCGCCAAATCGGCATCATGAAGGTTGAACCAGGCGACGAGAACAACCAAGACGTATCTGTGCTGATTGGCAAGACCGATCTGCGCAAACTTGAGAAGTTGCCGCAAAACCACCCGTATGCCTACAGTTACAGCGGCGGTTTGAATCGCACGAATCAAGGTCTGATGGACTTTGCCGAAATGTTCAAGGCAAATATCAAGACGCTGAATCCGTTGCTGATGGCAACGCAAGAGCACAACTACCAGGGTACTGAAGCGATCCCAGCGATGCCTTACACCGGTATCATCATGGCGCACAGCAACGAATCTGAGTGGTTCGCCTTCCGCAACAACAAGACCAACGAAGCGTTTCTGGATCGTGTCTACATTGTTGATGTACCATACTGCCTCCGCATTGACGAAGAAATTCAGATCTACGAAAAGATGCTGAAAGGTTCTTCTCTGTCAAAGGCGCCAATCGCCCCAGGTACCCTGAAGATGCTGGCACAGTGGTCTATTCTCTCGCGTCTGAAAACTCCTGAGAACAGCACGATCTTCGCCAAGCTACGAGTGTACAACGGCGAGAACGTCAAGGACACAATGCCAAATGCTAAGTCCTTGGAAGAGTACCGGGATAACGCAGGAATTGACGAGGGGATGTCAGGGATGTCCACGCGCTTCGCCTTTAAGGTTCTATCGGCAGTGTACGATTTGCGCCCTGAAGAGCAACAGGCGAATCCTATCGATTTGATGTACGTCATCGAAGAAGCGGTTCGTAAAGAAGCGCTCCCGGAAGAAACGCACAATCGCCTGATTTCCTACATCAAGGAATTCCTACAACCAAAATACTTCGAGTTCGTTGAGAAGGAACTCCGCACAGCATACCTCGAATCGTACCGTTCATTCGGACAAAATATGTTCGAACGCTATGTGCTGTTTGCTGACGCATGGTTGGAAGATAGTCA